AGGAGACAGGCTGATGGGAGCCTTTATAGACCGAACAGGGCAGCGTTTTGGGCGCCTTGTTGTTCTTGGCGTTGAAGGCCGGGACAGATGGGGAAAGCTTCTCTGGCTCTGTCAATGTGATTGCGGCCGCACCATCTCAGCAAGAGCCTCGAACTTAAAAGCCAAGACTTCGAGCTGCGGATGTCGGAGGAGGGAGGTCGCGGCAGCGCTGAAAACCAGTCATGGCTTGCGTGGTACGCGGACTTATCGAATTTGGGGCAACATGAAAACCCGAGTCACCAACCCAAACTTCAAGGACGCGGAGTTGTATTCAGGGCGTGGCATTGACTGCGATCCGCGCTGGCTTGCAAGCTTTGAGGCGTTCTTGGCTGATATGGGCGAATGCCCAAGCGATAAGCACAGTCTTGATCGCTGGCCTGACAACGATCGGGGTTACTGGCCTGACAACTGCCGATGGGCAACAGATATTGAACAGGCCAACAACCGCCGCCCTCGCCGGTCACGGGAAACTAGGCCATGAGTTGGCCGCTTTTGGCCGGGAGACCAAAATCGGGTTCTTCAACGCATTCGGCTACAAGTTCTACGCGAAGAAGGGGACCAGCTCTTCGACCGCGCCGACAGCCAACACTGGCCTGACTGAGATCAAGAACTTGTCGAACGCTGGCATCAGTTCCAGCTCCGACAGCCAAGAGGTGATCACCTACGACACCAGCACCAACGGCTGGAAGCAGCAAATCATCACCGCCAACAGCTACACCATTAGCTGTGAGCTGAACATTGATACCCAGGATTCCGGGTACAAGCTGCTGAAGGAAGCGTCTCGTGATTGCGCCACTGGCGTGATGGTCCAGTGGTATCGGGAGACTCCGGCGCCTATTGGCACTTCCGGTCCTGTGACCACGATGAGCGTCACCGGCAATGGCGGCGGCGGCATCACTGCTACTGGTGCAGCCCTGCAGGGTGTGGCCGTGACCTCGACCAGCGGCACTGGCACTGGCCTGACTGTTGACCTGACTGTTGTCGGCGGTCTGGTTACCGCTGCTGCTGTGAAGGTTGGTGGCTCTGGGTATTCCACCGGTGAAACCGTGACGATCGCCAAGGCAGGCGTCGCTGGTGCCGCGAACGACATCGTGCTGCAGATTTTGAGCATCGGTTCGACAGGCACTGCCGAAACTCATGCGGGTGTGGCGAGCGTCGCCAACTTCTCTGAGGACATCCAGGCCGGCAACGTTGCCAAGTGCAGCTTTGACCTTGTTGGCTACGGCCCCTATGTGCTGACCGAAGCAACCTAACGGTCAGCGGGCGAGGGAGAGGGCCCTGCTTCGGCAGGGCTTTTTTATTGCTGCCAGTAGCGCACTAGGCGGATCTTGTCGCCAAGGACTTGCTGCAGGGTGTTGCCGAGGAGGCCTGTGGTGCCGTAGCTGAAGCGCAGGTCATCAACGACGCATTCCTCAGCGGCATCAGCTGAAAATGTCAGGGTCGCCTTGGTGCCTTGGCGGATGCGTTTGTCCAGCGCTTGGGGGCTAATGCAATAGCCCTCATAGACGCTGCTGATGACGTCAACGCCGGGCTGGTTGCGTTCGCTGTTGCCGCCGGACTTACGGAGGAACAGTTCGTAGCTGAGCGTTGTGGTGTTGACCGTGACGTTGCCGGTCAGGGGGTCGGTGGTTGTACCTGTATCAGCAACGGTGAAAACGACCGTCGCGTTCTTCAGTGCGACAAGTGCTGACGCCACCTCTTCCGCCCTCTTTACTTAGGTTCCCGGGGGTGGGGAACCTAGGTGTAGCAATGAAAGTCAGTTGTGGCGGGGAGTCTTGGCGAAGCTCAGCTACAGCTAACTGTTGACGACAAGGCGTTTCAAGCTGGTCTCTCTCGTGCGCGCAAGGGCGTTGAGCAGATCGGCGGCAGTGCTCAGGTCGTGTCGAATCAGGTTGGGGCGATGGGAACCGCCCTGAAGGGATTGGTTGCAGGCATCGCTACGGCGGCGCTTGTTCGTTCGATTGCGCAGATTGGCCAGGAATCACAGCGCACGAAGATTCAGCTGGAAGCCATCGCCAGCGCCTATGGCGAAGTCGAAACAGCAGGCAAGGCGGTCAATCGAATTCAGCGGATCCTTGGCATTTCTGCTGTCGAGGCGCGGCAGGGCTATTCACAGCTCTATGCGGCACTGCGCGGCACAGGCATCAGCGCTGAGCAGCTTGAAGTGTTGTATGTCGGCCTGAATAAGGCTGCCAGGTTGTCAGGTGCTGGGTCGCAGGAAGCGGCCGGCGCATTGCTTCAGTTGAAGCAGGGCTTGGCGTCCGGTGTGCTCGCAGGCGATGAACTGCGCTCCGTGTTGGAGTCGATGCCGGCGCTGACGCAGCAGTTGGCGCGGGAAATGGGCGTCACTGTTGGCGAGCTGAAGAAGCTTGGCTCTGAGGGCAAGATCACTAGTGATGTCCTCTACAGGGCTGCTGCGGCGTTGGCGGATTCGCAGGCGCCTGCAAAGACCAGCGTTGAGACTCTTGCCGCAGCGTGGACAAACCTCAGGGAAAAGATTGCTGAGGCGATTGGCCCTGCGCTGATTGATGCCTTTGGGAAGGTGACAGTCGCGGTGCAGGTGTTCGCCAAGTACATGGAACAGCTGCGTGAACCGATCGGGAACGTCTTCAAGACGATTCTCGGGATGGTGCAGGCGATTGGTCCCTTTGTCGCTGGCATCTACGCCGTGCGTAAGGCGATGCAGCTGTGGGCCATGGCATCAAAAGCAGTGGCTGCCGCCCAGGCATTTGTGATGGCGATGACTGGCCCTCAGGGCATTGCATTGGTGGCGGCCGCTGCTGGGGCGGCGACGTTGGCCTACGCCGGCCTGAACAAGGTGATGGGCGACATCGGCAAGGAAATGGCGGGGATCAATGAGGAGGCAGCAAAGGCCAGCAAGGAGTTCAAGCAGCTGCTGAACAGCACAAGCGCGGTCGCTCCTAATCAGTCGAAGATGCTGGCTGACTACGAAGAGGAAAAGCGCAAGTCCGGCGCTGCCGCTGCGGGTGAACTGGAGTCTGCACGCCGCCTGGCTGGCCTTGAAGGCGAGGCGCTGCAGATTGCTCGTTCCAGGCTTGAGGTTGACCAGGCGCGGGCGAAGTACCTCGACTTACAGGCGCGGGCCAATGCTGCCCCGAATGACGGCAAGCTGCGCGCCCAAGCGGAAGCCGCAGGTGAGGCACTGAAGACCGCGCAGATCCAGGCCGGTGAAGGGATGAAGCAGGCGGCGAAGGACGCTGCCGAACAGTTGAAGCAGGCTGGTGATCAACTCAAGAACACCCTGCGCAGCAACCTCGATCTGTTGAACGCTGGCATTCGCCAGAAGGTGATCGACGATGCCCGCAAGTCGTTGAACAGTTCACTAGCGACCGGGCGCTACGACAATCAAGCTGTCCTGTCGCAAGTTAAGACCAATCAAGACTTGCTTGATATGGCATCGAAGCTGGAAAGCATTAATGCCGACTTCGATAACTACAGCAAAGCTCAGGACAACGTGGCGCGGGTTCAGGAACAAATGGGCGTCAGCTTCGCTGAACTCGGCATCAAACTGGATACAACCGCAGCCGAGATCGCCGCCCTCGCCAAGAAGGACTGGACCGTTTATGTCAATGGCAGTTCAGTCAGTAGCTACGGCGAAATGGTCTCTGCCATGAATCGGGGGATGCAATGACACTGACCATCGGCACCTGGGTCTATAGCGGCAACTTCTATACCGCCCAGCCATTCGGCTACGACGAGGCTGAAACCCGTAAGGGACGCACGGCGCGGAAGCTACAGCTCAGTGCATTGCTGTCTGCTGCTGAATGGGCGTCCCTGTTGACCACCTACAACACCTGGCGCGATACACGGATCAACGATCCTGACAGCCTGACGAGCAACGCTGTTGGCACCACGGTGGCGGTTACCGCTGCAGCCAATGGTGTCACCTGGACCGCGGTTCCTTGTTGGTTCCTCTCGGCACCATCAGGTGAGCAGGTTGGCGCCTATATCCAGACCACTGTTGAGGTGGTGGATGCAGCGCAGGCGCTTGAGGTGCTGCAGGCTGAGCAGTCGTCATCAGCGGCGAAGTATTACTTCGGCACCTGGACGATCGGTGCCACCACGCTGAACCTGTTGCGGCCGCCTGAGACGTATCAGGACA